TCCTTTATTATTACAAACTCATGCGGATCTTAACTACAACTGAATACAACGAAGTTTGCAAGAGTTATGAACAATTTGGTAGCAAACTTTATGATGAAATGTTTTTAGGTTATGATGACAATTCAGTCTCATATCTTTATAACGAAGACTACTATTTTGGAGGTGCTAAGTAATGGAATTAACAAGCAAAGATGGGAATATGGTTGTTGATTTCTATCCAATTAAGGACTGGAACAATAACATCGACCCCGCTAATCGTATGTTAAAAGTATTATCTTTCAGAGGAGATATGCAAAAGAAAATGTTAATTAGTAAGGTTGAATTCTATTCACAAGTAAAAGAGTATATTGACACCTATAAGTATAAGATAACATCCGAATATATGCCACCACAGTTTATATCAAATAGGAGTGAATTACTATGAAAAGTTATCTAATAGAGTGTGCAGAGATTAACTATTTTACAATCGAAGTTGATGCACTAAATGAAGATGAAGCGATTGAATTAGCAAGAAAAGATATAAACTCATTTGAAGTATTGGATGAATATGTATCAGAATGGGACGTTAATTCTATCAAACTAATTAACAATGAGGAGGACTAAAATGAGAACATTACACTTAACTAATCAACAATTTGACGTACTATATCACATATTAGAAGATACAGTTCTTGATATCGAAGAAGATGTAGTTAGTGATACTGTAACCTATCAAATTTACCAACAATTAATTCATTTAAGAGGAGGCAAATCCAATGACTAATTATTCACAAAAGGCAAATATTAATGCTACTAATAGTGAACTTGATGCAAAACAAATTATAACAAATAAGGAGTTAAATTCACGTCAAAGAGATACACTAATTGAGCAGTATGTAGAGTTAGTTGTTGATAATATGGATACGAAATCATTAGTACAATTTGTTACTGAAGAGTTGGCAAATTACTATGACCAGTTATCAGATAATGAGTTAAAAGAACAGATAATTAATACACATGAAGAGGACACATATAACGAGTTAATTAATAACGTAAAGAGTGATTATTGTGAAGGTGAGTTTATACCAGGATTCCATGATTAGCACCTATTAATTAACAATCAGAGAAGGTAAATTGTATATCCTTGGTAATAACATAATCAGCAGAGTTTTCCACAGAAAGTATCATTAATTGTGGAAAACTTTGTTGTTTTAGTGTTAAATAGGGTTTAAAATGCCATTATAAATATACATCTGTTTTGTAAAGGTTTTCCACAATGTTGTTAATAAGTGAAGGTAATATGTGGAATAAGTGTTAATTAGTGGTGATATATTGTGGATTAATTGTTGATAACTTGGCGTGATATTAATGTCTCTAAATGTCATTATTTCTTGTGATCTTAGCGAGCGTATTATAACACGAACGTCCGAAATATGTCAAGGATTTATGATATTTTCTGTCATAAGTCTGTCAGCGTTTTTCCACATTTTTCCGTATAAATATGCACATAGTTATTGACAACAACTCCGTTTAATCTTATAATGTAATGTATCACCCACCCAGGACAATCCAATGGCAGTTACTAACAACAACTGGACGAAGACTAAGTATAGAATAACGTTGGAATTAGATGTCTTTGATGACTTTAATCCCCGTCAAATTGCATGGGATAAAGTGTTAGATTTGGGTGGATCTGAACACGTAGAAAGTTATATCGAAGACCTGTCTAATCCTGTCAGGTGGTGATAACAAAGGGGGACTAATAAAGTGTCCTATTAATGTAAGCGAGGGAAGGCAAATTAGCAGTCCTTCGTTAACACTTTATGCAGTCTATTTTTACTACACAAAATGTCAAACAGCATTGAACAGTTTGTATCACCTAACTTTGCAGAATTCCTTTTGGATAGTGTAAACAATGGCGATGAAATCCTTGCGGTATTAGATGATCTTTATGAGGTGCAATCTACTCCGCTTTAATGTTAGAAACTGTTAGGGGCAGTTGTTGACACATTGCCCCTACACATGTTATAATCAAAGTATGAATTAAGGAACACACAGTTAGTATTACATAGCAGCACACAGTTGTTATCACATAAGCAATGCAATATAGGCAGTGTTTATAACATCGTGGCGACAGTATTATGCGGGCGTTGTTATTATATAAGGGCGGGCGTTGCGGGCTTAAAAACGCAAACTACCCTAAGCTATAAAAGTCTGCTTTCCGCAAATAAAAACAGAGATATATAAAAAATTTCCGAGAAAAAAAAATCGCCCTATAAGATTTTTTCACACAGAGTCTATATAAAAAAACGAGAGAATTATGTCAGCTGATTCTACCTATCACATATACTTAAAGGATCGCTGTTTGTTTAAGGATTTGGATGAAAAAGAATTCAAAGTAATATGGGGAAGGTTATACAAATCTTATTGGGACGGACTAAGCTACTCAGAAGTTACGGATACCCCCACAGAAAAATGGGGAGAAGATTCATATTGACAAATACATAATAGTGCTTTATAATTTGAGAGTAATTACAAAACGCTATGGCAAAAGGATTTACTGTTAAAGCAAACCCGCCTTCCAAGAAAAAAAAGGAAGAGTGGGATATTGCTGCGATTAAAGAAAGAATGAAAGGCAAGGCAATTGTTTTTTGTTTACCAGGTAGAGGATGTTCATATATTTTCCTAAAGAATTTTGTACAGTTATGCTTTGATATTGTACAGAATGGTATGAGTATTCAGATATCTCAGGATTACTCATCTATGGTAAACTTTGCAAGATGTAAGTGTCTTGGAGCAAATGTTCTCAGGGGACCAGAGCAAAAACCTTGGGACGGCAAATTGAATTATGATTATCAGTTGTGGATTGACTCGGATATTGTCTTTGATACTAACAAGTTCTGGCAGTTATGCGATCTTGCAAATCCAGCAGAGGGCGAAGAGAAGGAAGTTACCGCAGGATGGTATGCTACAGAGGACGGCACAACTACATCTGTCGCACACTGGTTAGAGGAAGAGGATTTCCGCAAGAATGGTGGAGTTATGAATCACGAAACCGTTGAGTCAATCAGTAAGCGTCGTAAACCGTTCACAGTTGACTACACAGGTTTCGGATGGGTGCTCATTAAGAAGGGTGTCTTTGAACAACTCCCATATCCTTGGTTTGCCCCTAAGATGCAGCAATTTGAGTCAGGTGCCGTTCAAGATATGTGCGGAGAAGACGTAAGTTTCTGTTTAGATGCGATTGAGAAGGGTTTTGACATCTGGTGCGATCCTCGGATACGTGTTGGGCACGAAAAAACTCGTGTAATTTAGCAACGTGACTCGAAGGAGGATTTAAAATGGACAAAATGGAATCAACCCCTAAAAAAACTCGTCAAGGAAGAGGAAAACATACCAAATATTCCGCTTCCTCTCGAAATGGGGCGAAAAAAAGACGAAGAGGACAAGGAAGATAGCAAAATTTGCACATTTAGTGTCTAAATAGCATCAAACGTGCTTTTAGACACTTTTTTTTCATAAAAACCACTAAAGGAGGTCAAGATGGCATCAAAAATGTTGAGAGAAATTGTCGAAGACGACCTAACACCCAGAAAAAGCGATAAAATAGAGAGTTCTAACGACTTTTATGAGCGTTTAAGGGATCCTGATGATGGTTTTGACAATGAAATTGAAAGTTATGAGGTTATTACAGAATATCGTTAGATTACCATGATAAATAAAGTATAATTGCTGTATTTTAGTGCCATTAGAAAGGGTTAGTCAAGGTTTTAAGGACATAAGTATGACGTTTCAGGCAAATCCCCTGAATCAAGACCTTATCGTGCTTAAAAATGAGAATGCTATTGCCCGATCAGTCAGAAATATCGTATTTACTGTTCCTGGAGAGAAGTTTTTTCAAGAAAACTTTGGATCAAGGATATCAGAGTCTCTTTTTGAGAATATAGATGAAATTTCTGCTCTTGAGATCAAAGATGAAATAACTGAATCAATTAATAGATTTGAACCAAGAGTTAGATTAATAAACGTTGAGGCAATTCCTGATTATGCAGGGAATGCGTTCAACGTTATTATTGTTTATGAGATAATTGGAATAGACACTCCAGCACAACAATTAGAATTCGTTTTGCAATCAACCAGGTAAAATGGCGTTAGTTAACTTTTCTAACCTGGACTTTGACCAGGTTAAGACAACTCTTAAGGATTATTTACAATCCAACTCGAATTTCACGGATTATGACTTCGAGGGATCGAATTTATCAACAATTATTGACGTTTTAGCATATAATACTTACATAACTTCATATAATGCCAATATGGTGGCAAATGAGGTGTTCATTGATAGTGCAACTTTGAGAGAAAATGTAGTTGCATTAGCAAGAAATATCGGATATGTACCAAGACCAAGAAAAGCAGCGAAAGCAACAATCACTTTTTACGTAGATACAACAGATGTTACTCCAAAACCAGTCACAATGACCCTTAAAAAGGGCGTTGTAGCAGGAACAAGAGGTAATTTTGGTACTCAATCATTCGTTTTTTCAATTTTAGAGGATATTACAGTCCCTGTTGTTGATGATATTGCATCATTTAACGATATTACCATATATGAAGGTACTCTTTTACAGTCAACTTTCACATTTTCATCAAGAAATCCAAATCAGAAGTTTATTTTACCAAATACTGGAGTTGATACAGAGTTAATTTCTGTTGGAGTTAGACAAAATGAGTTTAATACTGCAATATCTACTTATAAATTGCATGATAATCTCTTTGATATTGATTCAAATTCAAGAGTTTATTATATTCAAGAAATAAATGATGAAAGATATGAGATATTTTTCGGTGATGGTATATTTGGACAAGCTCTTGAAGATCAAAATTACATTATAATTGATTATATTGCAACAAATGGTGAAGAAGGTAATGGAGTTAATCAATTTTCCTTTGCAGGAAAATTAAGTCATACTCATAATGCAGTTGAATATCCAATAACTACAGGAATTTCACTATTATCTACTGGATTACAATCTTCAGGAGGAGAAAGTATTGAAAGTGTAGAGTCTGTTAGGAAGTTTGCACCTAAAATATACTCTACTCAAAATAGAGCAGTATCCGCACATGACTATGAAGCACTAATTCCAGCTAAAATTTACCCAGAAACAGAGTCAATTTCTGTTTTTGGAGGGGAAGAATTAGTTCCTCCTCAATATGGAAAGGTTTTTGTTAGTATTAAACCAAGATTTGGTGATTTTTTACCTAATTTAGTGAAGCAAAATATCAAATCAAAGCTTAAAAAGTATAGTGTAGCAGGTATTGTACCCGAAATTCTTGATTTGAAGTACTTATTTCTTGAAATTGACTCAAAAATATACTTTAATAGCAATTTAGCACCAAGTGGAACTACTGTTGAGTCTTCTGTACAGGCAAATACAACAAAATATGCAGATTCTTCTGAATTAAACAAGTATGGTGCAAGGTTTAAGTATAGTAAATTCTTGAAAATTATTGATGAAAGTAATGAAGCAATTACATCAAACATTACAACTGTTCAAATTAGAAGAGATTTAAGAGTTGCATTGAATGCATTTGCAGAATACTCCATTGGTTTTGGTAATGAATTTTATATTAAGAGTATGAATGGTTACAATATTAAGACATCTGCATTTAAAGTTCAGGGAATTTCCACTGACGTGTATATTTCAGATATACCTAATACTGATAGAGAAAGTGGAGAATTATTCTTGTTTAGTGTTCCTTCAATAAATTCCACAAGTCCTACCATAATTAAGCGTAATGTTGGTAATATAAATTATAAAAAGGGTGTTTTGACGTTGAATCCCATCAATATACTTTCAGGTAAAGTTAAGGATGGACAAACTATTATTGAAATTTCTGCATGTCCTAAATCAAATGATGTTATTGGATTACAAGATTTGTATTTGCAACTAGATATTAGTAATAGTTCATTCACAACTATAGTGGATGAAATATCTTCAGGACTTGATCCTTCAGCATCAAATTATATCGTCACCTCAAGTTACCATAATGGTGTTCTAGTACGTAGTGGAGGTCGTGACAGCAGACCTTCTACAACACCATCTACAGCGTCTACAACGTCCTCCAATGCCTCTACAGGTACTATTGGATACTAACCAAGATAATAACAAATGGCAGAGAAAAGAGTCCAGTTTAATAACGTAGTTCAGAATCAACTTCCTCAATATGTAAGGAATGAATTTCCTTTAATAGAGGAGTTTTTGAAGCAATATTATATTGCTCAAGAATTTGATGGTGCTCCTGTTGATTTGATTCAGAATATTGATCAATATATTAATCTTGATGAAACTACTAATTTAACTGAAACTACTTCATTACGTGGTGATCTGCAAGAATATGATCAGACTATTGAAGTTTCTTATGATGAGGGAACTGAAGGATTTCCCGATTCTTATGGACTTTTAAAGATTGGTGATGAGATAATCACATATACTGGTAAAACTGATTATACATTTACTGGTTGTATTAGAGGCTTTTCTGGAATTAGTAATTATATTTCAGAAGATAATCCAGAACAGTTGGTATTTGAATCCACAACTGCTAAAAAACATTTAGATTTATCTACAGTTCATAATTTAAGTAATCTTTTTCTAAAAGAGTTTTTAAAGAAAACAAAACGTCAATTTTTACCACTTTTAGATGAAAGAAAGTTTACTGAAAGATTAGATCAAAGTACATTTATAAAGCAATCAAAAGATTTTTATAGTAGTAGAGGAACTGATAGATCTTTTGAAATTCTATTCAAGTCTCTTTATAATAAAGAAGTTGAAGTAGTAAAACCAAGAGAATTTCTTTTTACACCTTCAAATTCTGATTATAGAGTTACGAATGATTTAATTGTTGAAGCAATTGAAGGAGATCCAACAAATTTAGAATTAGCAACTTTAATTCAGCAACCATATGCTTTTGGGTCTGGAATCGAAAAGGCATATGCACCAATAACTGATGTTGAAAAGATTGTTTCCAAAGATGGTGAAACTTTTTATCAACTTAGTATTGATGCTGGATATAGTAGAGATATATCTGTTGATGGTGCAACTTATGGTAAGTTCCAACCAGTTCCAAGAACTAAAAATATAGGACAAATATCTGCTGGATCTACTTTCTTTGATGTTGATTCAACGGTTGGTTTTGGAACAACTGGTGAATTATCAGTTACTTATAATGATGAAAGTATTGGAATAGTATCATATAGTTCAAAATCATTAACTCAATTTTATGGAGTTACTAATGTATCTAAAACAATTTTAGATGGGACAAATATAGGAATTGATACTTGTGCATATGGACAATCCACTTTAGATCAATCAGAGAGGATTAAGGTAAGAATTAATCAGGTTATTAATAAGTTAGAATATCCAGAAGATGCTCATTACTATAATGCAGGAGATACTGGTAAAATATCTGCATTGGGTAGAAAGTCTCGTAATTTTAAGTCAAATAATTGGTTTTATAACAACTATGTAAAATATAATGTTAAAAGTGTAACTCTGGTAGATGCATCAGACCAAACTTGGGATATTAATTTATATGTTGATCATTCATATAAAGTAGGTGATTCAGTTACTATTACTGGTCAAGATGGTGCAAATAAAGTAGGTACTATTAGTGATATCACATCTGCAAAATCAATAACAATTAAAGGTCAAGGTGCATTAAACACTGCGGAATTATATACTGTCTTTAGAAATATATTAAAAACATCATCAATAAATTTTGTACAAGCTAGGCAATATGCATGTAACGTACAAAATGTATATGAAAATGATAAAGAACTATTAGTAACATCTCCATCATTACCAGGGTATACTATCAATACTGATGATAGAACTGTTAAATTTAGTGGAACTTTCGTTGGCAAAGAATTTGAAGTAACAACAGGATTAGATCATGGATTGTATACTGGAGATCCTGTACTTTATTCTACCAATTCCGTATTATCAACGACTTATAATGCTTTCGGAAATGCTATTGATACATATGTACCTGGTGATAAATTGTTTGATGAAGGTTTATATTTTGTAAGACGGGTAAGTAGTTCAATAATAAAAGTTGCAAAAAGTAGAACTGATCTTTTTAATGAGGATTATGTTGAAGTTGAAAGTTCTATTACAGTTACTGATAATAAATTTCAACCATATGATTTTAGAAATAAAACTTTAGAATCTCAAAAATTAGTAAGAAAAATTGCTGAACCTATTTTTGATAGGTCAGAAAAGGAGAAAACAACTCCAGGATATACTGGAATACTTGCTAATGGTGTTGAAATATTAAATTATAAATCAGCAGACCAAGTATTTTATGGAAAAATTGAAAAGATTGATGTTCTTGATCCAGGTCTTGATTATGATGTTGTAAGTCCACCTTCACTATTAATTGAGGATAGTGTTGGAACTGGAGCTACTGGTAGCGTAGCAGTTAAAGGTGTTTTATCACAATTAAGGATTTTAGATACAGGATTTGATTATCTTGATATACCAAAGGTAACAATATCAGGTGGTAACGGAACTCCTTCTTCAGTTTCTGTAAGTATGAAGAAAATTGACCATTCAGTAGATTTCTTTGCTGATGGTGCTTCTGCTCAAGTTGGGTTAGGTACAACTGGAACAATTGATCGTACTATTGGATTTAGTACCTTCCATAAATTTAAAAATGGTGAAAGAGTAATATATGATTCTGTTAACCAACAAGGTGTTGGTGGAATGACAACAAATTCTGAATATTATGTTTCTACATTTGTTGAAGAGGGAAATGCTAAAGAAAGTTTTACTCAAATAAAATTATATCCAACATTAAAAGATGTTATTTCAGGTATTAATACTGTTGAACTTACTTCTTTTGGTGTAGGTAAGCAATCTTTAAGATCTTTTGAACAAAAATCTGTAGTTGCTGGTATTAATGTTGTATCAGGTGGAACTTATGAAAATAAGCAAAGAAAGGTTGCATCTGCTACTGGAGTAAGTTCATCATATAATGAAATTACTATTAATGATCATGATTATAAAGATGGTGAAGTAATTAAGTATACTGCTGGTGATACTGCAATTGGTGGTCTTACTGATGGATCAGAGTATTATGTTTTGAAACTTAATGATAATAAATTTAAACTTGCAAATGTAGGTGTTGGTACTACAAATGGTGTTGATTATTTCTATAAGTCTGGTCAATATATTGAACTATCATCTGTTGGTGTAGGTACGCATACATTTAATTATCCAGATATAACAGTTACTGTATCTGGTAATGTTGGAGTTGCTTCTACTGGATTGCAAACTTTCCAAGCAAATGTTCAACCAATTATTCGAGGAGAAATTACATCTGTTAATTTAGACAATCAAGGTACTGGATATGGTGCAGGTGAAATTATTAATTATAATAGGAAACCAGATGTTAGTCTTATAGCTGGATCACAAGCACAAATTCTTCCTATTGTAGTTGATGGTAAGATAACAGAAGTAGTTGTTCTTAATAAAGGTAAAAAATATAGTTCTCCACCTGATATAAGAATCACAGGTGATGGAATAGGGGCTGCAGTAACTCCAGTATTATCCGATGATGGTTTATTATCTTCAGTAATTGTAGTTGAAACTGGTTCTGGGTATACGCAACAAAATACTTCTGGAATAGTAGTATTTACTGGAAGAGGTGCTGATTTTGATACAAAAATTCAAAAATGGACAGTAAACCTTGTTAAGAAATATGAGGCATTTGTAGAAGAAGATGATGGATTTATAGAAAGAGGAACCAATAGAGGTTTTGGTTTACAATATTCTCACTTATATGTGCCAAGAAAATTTAGAGAAAATGTATATTCTGTAAATCAAGACGGAGATGTCATATGGGGTCAAAAAGATTTAACAAGACAGCAAGGTCAGGAACAATTATCAGAGAATCATTCTCCAATTATTGGTTGGGCATATGATGGTCATCCAATTTATGGACCATATGGTTATATTACTAAATCAGGTGGTTTAGTCACCAAATTGAAGAGTGGGTATGTAGAAGAAGCTGTCAAGAAAACAAATAGACCATCTTTAGCAGTATTCCCTGCAGAATTCTTTGTTGAAGATTTTACTTATAAATCAAAAATTGAAGAAACTGTTTTAGATGAGAATAATGGACGATTCTGCGTAACTCCAGAATTTCCTAATGGAACTTATGCATATTTTGCAACTATTGATCAAGTAGTCGCACAAACTGCACCATTTTCTGGATATTTTAAACCAATATTTCCATATTTTATCGGTGATGCATTTTTTGCTAGACCAAATGAATTTAACTTTAGTAAGGAATCGAATCAAGATGAATATGATTTAAATAAAACTGATTATTTTAGAAATACTAAACCATACAATTTAATTGAAGAAAAAATAAAATATAAGTATCTAACATTACCAAATAATTTAGAACAAACAGTTGATATTAAAGGAGTTAATCCTGGTAAAATTGAAAATATTGGAATACTAACTGGTGGTACTGGATATAGAGTAAATGATGAGATTGTGTTTGATAACGAAGGGACTAAAGGTTCTGGTGTTGTTGCAAGAGTATCTAAAGTTAAAGGAATATCTGTTGATTCTATAAGTGTTGCTACCAGTTCTATTACTAATGTTGAAATATATCCAACTGGAAAAAATGAATATACTCTTTATTCAGATGATCCCCATAGTTATAATAATCTTGATGTAATTTCAATTACTGGATTATCAACATCATCTACTGGTCTTGAGGGTCATTATGTTGCTGGAGTTACAACCACTACATATGTGTTTGCTGGAGTAGGAACCACTGGGGGTGGTGGTATAGGAACTGCTGGTGCAAGTGGAATAGTAACCCATTTCAATGTTGTTGGTAGAAGTCTTGATTTTGAAAATATTAGAGAAAATGATATTGTTGGAATTGGAACTGAAGAAGTAAAAGTTATTGAGGTTCTTAAAGGTGCTTCTGCACTTAGAGTTGAGAGAGCATCAAATGGTGTAAGTGCTGCTCATACTGCTGGTGCAGTTATGACACTTGATCAAAGAAAGATAAAAATAAATGCTGGATTTAAGACAGATCATAATTATAAAGTTAATAAACAATACTATTTCAATCCATCAGAAGCTGTTGGACTTGGATCTACTGCTGGTGTTGGCATAGGAACAACCATATTCTTTACTGGTATAACATCAACTAACCTTGGAATATCTTCAATTTATATTCCAACTCAAGCACTTTATCTTCCAGATCATAATTTAGCTACAGGAGATAAGGTAACATATTCTACGGGTACTGGTGGTGATGGATTTGTATATTCTGAATCAGGGCATAATGTAAATTTAGCAACAAATTCAGGTGTTTCAACGGCAACAGAGGGTCAAGAATTCTATGTTGCAAGATTTAGTGATACTTTAGTTGGTTTGGCAACTGTAAGAGTTGGTTTAGGCACAACTGGAATTTATATAGGGTTACAGACTGGATCATTTGGTGGTAGAAATCAAACTCCAGTATTCTTTAGAGGTGTTGGTGTTGGAAACAGTCATAGTATTAAAACTAACTATACTCCAATAACAGCAGAAATTGTTAGAAATCTTGTAACAGTTGATACTGGAATAGCAACTCATGGAATGTTAGTTGGAAATGATGTTGACGTTACAGTAAATGCTGGTGCATCAACTTCATTTGTTTTCCAATATGATGATTATCATAGAAAACTTATTATAGATCCAAGAGAAT